GTTTGTCCTCGGTAAACAAATGCAGAGCAACATTCTTCTCCCCAATATCTTCTAGGAATAAAACAGAATTGCCGCTTTGCATGAGTTTGCCGTTTTTCTCCTGAACCATCTTGTAGATGACGCTCAGAATTGCGTTTGGGTCGAGACCGCGCTGTTCTGCGTCTGCCGCTATGATTTCTGAGGCTTTCATTAGAAAAGCAATCCACCAAGTGCGCCAAGACCTGCGCCATACAAAGGAGCATTTGCGCCGAACTGGCTTGTTAAGAATTGACCACCTAAGTACCCAAGACCCGCACCGCCTATTGCCTGCCCAAGTCGGTTGGTTTGGGCCTGTGGAATTGGCACGTTTGATGTGCTCATCGGATTTCCGTAGACGGATGACAAGAATCCTTGGAGTTGTTGGTATGGAAGTTGTTGGCCGAATTGGAACCTCTGCATACTTTCCTGTAAAGGCTGGGCGGCGATTTGCTCACGAGCCGCGCCCACAGCACTCAAAGCCTGTGATGGCAGGAATGAGGATTGGAAGAATGACGGGGCTGCTTGGGCAAGTGCCGACTGTGCAATCTGGGCCTGTTGTTGGAGTCCGCGCTCCCGAGCATAGTCTTGTGCTGCCACATTTGTAGCAACGTCTCCTAGGGCCCTTCCGTACGATTCTGTGGCCCTTCCCAGGGCTTGTTCCATGGCTCCGGAGCCATATCTGCCGGCACGGCTAAAGAGGCTAGAAATGCCCGGAAGAATCTGGGACTCAAATTGTTGGGTAAGTGGTCGGGTAGCGGCTTGGATTAAGGCTTCACGGTAGGGAGAACCACCTAGGAACCCGCCAGCGGCAGTCTGTCCTACCTGCCCTAAAGACTGCTGGTAAGCCTGTTGAGCCTGCTGTAATACAGGTGCTCCGGCGGCGGCAGCTTGTTCTTGTTGGGTTAGCGCGGCAAGGGTCTGCTCACTAGGAGCGACATAAGTCTGCCCGGGAAAGAAGGTAGGCTGTGGACCCGTTAAGAATAGCTCTTGAGCCCTCTGTAAACCTGTTTGCAGGTAAGGGAGTAGTGCTGGGTCAATTCGTGATTCTGCCATGTTGTTACCCTATAAGAATATAAGCGTAAGTTTTGTCTGCCGTTGAGTTGGCAAAGTGTGTGATTGTTGCCTGCCCTTGCTGTTGGGCAGAGACGTAAATGTTTGAGTAAGCCAACGGTGCGACATATTGCATGGTAGCGATGACCGACGGGGTTGCCGGTGTGTCTGGGCTAGTTCTAGTCGGCAACTGCTGAATACTCACCGCTACATCATCCGTTGCCCACATGATTTCCATGTAGTCATTGGCGTTCAGTTCTATAAAGAAATTCAACGCCGCAATCAGGTGTCCGTCTACACCGCCGTGGCTGTTTGGGACTGAGTACCGGCTGTTAGAGCCAGCGATATTCGTTCCGTTCTTGCGGAACCATATATCAATGTCGTGAATCTGGCTGTCCGTATTGACTAATTGGGCACTAAATTGCAGGTTATAAATCCCGTAGTTCCGCACGTTCATTCTAGAACTGTTAGACACATACACCCCGTTTGAGTAGTCCGTGGTGTTAAGCGTCATGGGGTACGCCGTGGTCGTATTAGCCGCCACCTGGTCAGTCGTGTCCTGAAACGCACCGTATGGCGCAGAGTCAGCCTCTGCCGCGTCCGAGAACGGAATCAGGATGATTTTTGTATCTACAGAAATGCGCTCGTCAACCAGACTTGTGGTGGTAGCGTTTCCTGTGTTTAGCGTGACAGTCCCTGTATTATTGGACTTGCCGTTCATCAGGTTGTTGACTACCTCGGAAATCTCCCGTGGGGTGGCTCCCGAGTAGTTAAGTACCCGAAACATCGTCATCTTGTGCCTGCCGCCTGAATCTCAATATCCATCCCGATAGCGGAGGACCAGTTATTTCCTGAAGGCTGGGTTCTGACGCGGTGATAACGTCCGTAAGAACGCACTCCCACACGGTTCTCAGAGCTAGCCGCCGTCACCGCCGGGAAAGATGTCTGCTCGTCCAATGTGAGTCTAGAGTCGATTGCGACACTTGCCGAGCCATTGTCTACCAGAGGTTTAATCAGCGTAATCATGGACTGATTGTTCTGGGTTTCAATGTCAGAGGTGTCAATCTGAGCCGTCTTGGGGGAGCCAGAAAAGGTGATGATTTTCCGCGCAGTAACGCCTGCAAGCTGCAATTTGCCACCAAACCATATCCGAGAATCTAGTGGGGTAGCCAAGGCGTCTATGCTTGCGCTGTAGTTATCCAGCCCTTCCAAGGTAACACCTGGGGTAGATGAAGAAGCAATCCGGTCTACCCCTGTCTCGACAAACGACCAGCGTTTTGTAGGGACGTGATATACAAGAAGTCGATAAGTTGCGTCTACGGTTGGGTATCCCCAGAGAACCAAAGATTTGGAAGGGTCTAAAGCCGTACTCATCTTGGCAATATCGGCCTCTCGCAGGGAGTTAAAGAAGTATCGGTTGATTTTCTCTGCGCCGATTGACTCTACTTGTTGGCCGTTACATGCGTAAAAACCATCATCCCCGAGAAAATATGTTATTCCTTGGTACTGAATGACAGAATTTGGTTCGTAGCACCCTAGATTTCTAGAAATGTTGTCAAACTGGAAGATTAACGGTGTTCCAACATAAGACATCCGCACCAAACCACGTTCCAGCAGCACAATTCCAAATTCGCCGCCTGTAACGCCCTGCACTACACCGCCGTCAGGGATGTCCTGAAAGTCTGCCTGTGTAGTACCGGAAGCCGTCCAGGTGGTTTCATTATTGATACCACTCCATTGCACCCGAAATGGGTATGCGGTTTGAAATCCTGTCACCACAAAGTCGCGGACAACGGTCACATACTTGGCTTTAGGAGCGTCTACCGCAAGGTCAGAAAACGTCGTAGCAGAGGTTAAATCATAACCTTGTAGGGTATTGGTTTCGCTAGCCGCGATAAGTCTATTCCCAAACTGTGTGAACCGAAATCGCTCTGCGTTTGAATAGGTTGTCCCGGAAACATTGTCAAATGTCAGGGTCGTCCCGTTGAGTTTATAGAGCTTAGAAATACTGGCCGCAAAAATAGACGTCCCACCGGCTGTGGACTTGGCCGCTACAACATTGTTTAGGTCCTCGGAAGCGTCTCCAGAGTAGTTAACCTCCTCCGGGAACGGTCCATAACCCACAGCGCGGGGATAGCAGTTCTTAGCAGTCGTGAGAGCCCCGATAACACCGGGCTGGTCTGGTAGCCACTCTCCAAATGTCACCCTTGTCGTTGCCATGAATTATTCCCAGAAGATTGTTGTGTCCAATTGTTAGACGTATCAGGTAAGACCGTCCAAGTATCACTTCCTGTTGAAGATGCGGACCAGTTATTAGAAACAAATGACTCTGGCGTCCAGGTATTAGAACCTTCGCCAGAATCCGTCCACTCTTCTCCGAACCTGTATAAGACCGCATTTACAGAGCCAGTTCCGTTTATAGAGCCAGCCACCGTCACACGATAGTTAGCGTTTGCGGCTACAAAACCTTGTCCTGTAACGATTGCGGCTACCGCAAATGTCCCGTTTACACCTGCCGAAACACTTCCCGTAGCAGTAATCTCTCCTGCCGTTGTCCGCAGTCTAATTCCGTCTCCAGAAACTAGAGCTGCGGCGTTTATTACACCTTCCGTGGTGCGTTGCCGTATTCCGTCTGTTACTACTGTGCCTGCGGCGGTTACATCTCCAGCCGCAAAATTAGTCTTGCTTGCAACAGCAATTACATCTCCATCAGCGGTTATAACACCGTCTGCGGTTTGTATTGACTTGGTATCACCTTCTGCGTATCCGTAATCCCAGTAACCAAAGTCACAATAATTCGGAAACATTTTTTAGAACGTATACCATTGGGTTGTAGTGCTGGCAAACAGTTCGGTTGTCGAGCCAGCCGTTAATGAGAATGATGCGTTGTTTCCTAGTGCGTTTATCTGCGCCCCCGTTGCTGGGTAGATTTTTAGCGTATCTGCCGCATCACTATTTCTGACCAGAATCCGCATACCAGCCACCGCAGTAGGCAAAATTACTCCATCAGCACTTGCCGCGACAACGGTCACATTGTTGATATTTGACACCAAGGCAGTTGCGGTTCCTTGGGTTGCCCCTGCCGCTGATACTGCCGCGCTGATGCTATCTATAACAATTCCGTTTAGCGTAGTCCTGCTTGTGGCCCCAGACACCGCAGAGCCAATAGCGATGTTTGTAGTAGACCCAGATACACCAGCGGTTCCGATGTTGACTGTTTTTGTGGTTCCGTTGGTAGTTGCGCCAGTACCAAGGTTAAGGGTCTGTGCGCCTGTGGACTGTCCTACTGTTAATGTTCCGGTTGTAGCCGTGCCGCCAAGAGTTAAGGTTCCAGTTGTTTGACCAGTACCCATGCTAATGTTGGCAGTCGTAATTGAATTGCCAAAGTTTGCGGTTCCAGTAGTTGAACCACCAAGCGTTAAAGTGCTGGTTGCAGTTAAAGTTCCGCTGACACTTGTTGTGCCAAAAGTTCCAGTTCCTGCTGTTATTCCCACACCTACAACAGCACTACCACTAGCATAAAAGTTGCCGTTTGCGTAAGTTTCACCGCTTACAAAAAGCCTGTCGGTTGTTGCGTCTATCGTATTAGTGGCTGTGTTGTATTGATAAACTGCATCGGTTAAATTACCGGTCACATAAACTCTATTTGCCGCAGTTGAATCTATAAATAATCCGGTAGGGTTTGTCTCTTGAAATCCAATATAGACATTATTTACAAAAGTGGCGGTGCTGACATTCCAAGCGGTTCCGAGCGTATATTCGTTAATATCATCGCCCGTGGCGCCAAGTACCCACATTTTTGTTCCGTCTGCGCTTAGATTTACTTGTTGTGGATTACTGTCTTGTGAGGCAACACTAAAAGAAATGCTCGCGTAAGAAGCGGTTGAAATATCCCAAGGTGTGCTTAATGTGTATTGGTAAACTGTGTCATTAGTCGTTCCAATAATATACATGGTCGTCCCATCAGACTTAAACCACATACCAGTTGGCGCAGATTCTTGGGTTGTTACGCTAAAGGATTTGGATGCGTAGGTTGCGGTTGTGATGTCCCACGCTACGGATAATGTGTATTGGTAGACGGTATCGTTTGTTCCGCCAAGCATGAACATCGTCAGACCATCGTCTTTGAAAAAGACATCGTTTGGTGCGGTGTCTTGTGTTACTCCTGTCGATACCGCAGTAAATGTTGCGGTAGAAACATCCCACGCAGTTCCAAGAGTGTATTCGTTTACATCATCACCAGTCGAACCACAGATATACATCTTGGTTCCGTTTGCACGGATAAATAATCCTGTGGGGTTACTTTCCTGCCCAGAAACACTCACGGTCTTACCAGAGTAAACCCAGCTAGTAATGCCTGTGTCGATTGTCAGGGTTGCGTCTGTGGTGGGTGCGTCTAGGGCTACGGAGGTGAAAAGCGCATTTGCGCCGGATTGATATTTGTCCGTATTTAGGTTGGTAAAGTTCGCGTCTACCTCTGTGTGGGTAAGGGGCGAACCTTTAGCTGCTCTGGTGACGA